TGTCACTCATTTACCCTCCGAGTTGTGCAAGTAGTTGGTCAATAGGTGGTGGGCCTGCTTGTGGTGGTGGGCCTGCCGGTTGCTGACCACCCATACCTGGCATGCCTAAACCCGGCATCGTTTCAGGTGCGCCCTGCGGTGCAGGTGTTGCTTGACGATCCTTAGCGCGTTGATCGGTGCGACGCACAGCATCAAACAAAGGCACATCCTGCTCGACGACAAGCTTCGTTAAATAGGCCAAATCTTCTGGCTGATACGGACCATTAGGATCCGAAGCCTGTTGTTGAATACTCGAAAGTAAAGCAGACTCAACTCCTTCAGCAATAATGCGATCATGTTCTAGGTCTGGGTCGCTGATAAGCGGGTCGGCTTCACGAGCGGATTCTTTAGACATAAGTCCTGTTCCGAGTCGTTGACCGAGGCCAACTATCAGCGAGTTGACATCCGAGCCTGCCGCAGAGTATGCGACATAGTGGAAATCTGTTTGCCAAAGTTTGTTTGGCGTATAGGTTTCTTCACCAGCAGATGATTTGCGTCCGAAGAAGAAAGACTTTTCTTGGTTGCCCCAATACGCTTTCTCAATAGCGATAGCAACTTTGTCTTCTTCAAGGATGGATTGTTCAAACGTTGATTGTGCTTCTTGCACACGGAAGTCCACGGTTGCTGACAACACGGATTCTCCACGGCGACCAGTACGAATGTTGGACGCTGACTCTCCACCGAACTCGGCAGGGATCGCACCTTCCAAACGCTCTTGTCGTTCCAAACGGTCAAGAGCTGTATCAGTCTTGTATCCAGGGTTGAGTTGCAACTGTTGAATGTCGCCACCCTTAACAACACCAAGTTGTCCGGCTTTACCATCAGCGACCTGCAAGATTTCAGGGTTCTCGCCTGGTCGAGCGATCAGATATTCTTCAGGGAAGATACCGCGCTCAATAGCAATTTCGGTAAGTGCTTGTAGTCGTGCGCGGGTGTAATACATTCCCATCACACCGTCAAACTGTCCACGCGGTTTGTCAAGGGTGATGCGGTTCGCAACGATTGCCAATGGCATACCTGTGCGGTTAGGGATGTATTCAAGCATCATCGCTTCAATGCCTGCACGTTCACCCGGGGTGAGGTGAGGTGAGTCTTCTGCGCCAAGAACGATGAGTTGGATGCACTCTGGGGAAACATATTCGAGCATCGTGTATTTGGTGTCGGCAGCAATTTTGCCTAAACGCAGTTTGCCCAACACCAGTTCGCCGTAGTTCTGCAAAAGGTAACTAGCGGTTGCCTTATAGGTGAAGATGCAGTCGTCTGGGATTGGGTTGTCAGGATCATCTACTGGTGCAGCGAAAGTGTCCAACGGGTTGCGTACAGACCACACTGGCATCAAAGTTTTGAAGTCAGGTTTGATAACAACAGCGGATTGTGAGTAGCCAAGTAGGTGTCGTGCGCGACGACGCATCTTCATTTGCATACGGTTGTGATCCCATATAGACAACATGGCACGTTTACGCATACGGGCAGACGACTTGGATCGTTCTGATCCTTCTTTAACTGGTGGGAAATATGGGGATGGCATTGTTGATGTCACACGCATAGACATCTGATCCAAACCCTGCACCAACAGGTTTGCTACCGAGGATTTAGCGTTCTTATCCAGTTCATTCAATGGAACGATCACATCGCCGTTGGCTAGATCGCGTACACGACGCATCTGCTCTTGAACAGGGCCTTGATTTCTACGACGTTGCTCGTAAAGTTTGACGATTTCCTCTGTAGACAGCATTTAGATACAAGTTATCATACGAGCCAAGAAGGTCGCCATTTCTTTTGTGGCCGACTAATCGGTGACAAGTTAGGTAAATGCAACATCGCCATCCAACACGCCATCACAAGGTCAGTACCGTTCTTCTTGTCCCTTGTCCATGAGGAATGTTCCTCGATGAAGGCAAGTGTCTTCCAGTTTTCCCGCATAGATGGGGTTCGGATTGCACCGGAACGAAACAACTGTGGAAGCAACGCTTCCACACCAAGGTTTTCGTCAATCTTGTTACGGCTTGTGGTGTGTGCGATCACGTTTACGTTGTGGCGGGACTGCCATTTGCGAACAAAGTCGTGTGCCAACAAGAATCGTTGGGCTGCGTTGACCTCAACTACCCAGTGTGAGATGGGATAGCCCATGTCCATAGCCCTGTTCTGCCAATCCTCCATGATTCCTGAGTAGTCACGGGTTGTGGTGTCATAGCCAAGCAGTTGTTCGGCGGTGAGTTTGACTCGTTCCACATCTATCAGGAACCGCAAGTTGGTTTCAGGCTGATATATCCACCATTGGATAGCCCAAAACATTGTTGGGGATGGGTCAACGCTGGCAATCGAGATAAGAGGTGGTTGCAGGTTGGATGGGACGTGGCCTGGACGCCGGTCATTGTCCACACAGCCTGGGTACAGCACCCCGTCAGGTCCAACACCTCCGGTTGCCCACACACGTTCAATCAGATAGTTGCCTTCAGCTTGGTCTTCCTGCTGGTATACGACAGCGAACTTGGATGGGTTCGAATGTTTAACGTATGACAAGTCTTTCCACGACAAACGATGGGGGTCTAAAAGCGGTCCGTTTGGCCATGCCGGCGAAGAATTCCGTTTAGACGCAATACCGGTGTCTAATTCCTCATAATACGCTTTATAGATCAGGTGATGGTATTTCTGTTTCTTTAATGGTTCCTTGGCTTCAGAAATGTCTGTTGTATCTGATCCGTCATAGTCGTCTTCGAAATCTTCGTAGGTGACTTTGCCGAGACAATGAGCGTAGAGGTCCAATGGTCCAAGCCTTTGTCCCACGACGGCAAGCAAACCGCCTGGATCGACTCGCGCTTCAGCCATTGAATCCCAACGTTCAATGAGTTTATCTCTAGCTGCAGATTCTTTAGCGTTCTCCGGTGACGCAACGTCATCAAACAAACACAAATCGGCACGATGACCAATGAATTCAGACTCAATACCGTAAGCAGAAACAGTTGGTTCCTTGTTATCCAACCCACCCATGTCCTCCTGTTCAACAATAAACTCTTCAGCCCGCCACAACGACCCTGAACTTGAAGGCTTAAATCTACCGTAGTCAATCGCCAGACACGCTTCCGCTTTGATAGCTAGACCTTTGTCAATCAGCACAGGGTCAGGGTCTAACGGGAACTGGCGTTCAAGGGTTTCACGGATACGACGGGAATACATTTTTGCTAGTGACTGTGAAACGGAGCCAATCATCACACGAATCTTGCGGTTCTTCACTATCTGCCACACAGCAATATCGTGAAACAAGGTGGACTTACCTGCACCTGGGGGACAGTTCAACACCACAAACTGTTTATCGTTAGACAACAAATAGTCTTCAATCTTGTATGCGGCATCCACCTGCCACGGGGAAGGGATACGGCCTAGGTATCTGCGCCGGAAATAGTCAAAGTCCACAAGGCCACGCTTGGCTTCTTCCGATAGACGGTCATATGGGATAACAGGTGGAAGATCAGAAACATCCATCACCTTTGCCCAAGCATCAGCCTGAACACCACCCACCTTCTTGCGGGCAGTACCCTGCTCCAACTTCCCAATCTCTAACTCGGCTTTAGCCTGCTTCTTCTTCGCATCCCACTTTTGTGCAGTGTTGTAATGAACACCCGAAATTTTTGCGGCATCCTTAATCGACATACCAGACGCACGCGCCTGCCAAAAACGTGCCACATCCTGTGGTGGAACTTGTCGTCGCCCGCTACGCCCCGCTGTCATTGTTCTGATAATCTACCATCGTTGGTGGGTGTGCCGTAGAGCAACAGCACTTAAATGAACTGGATCGCTCCGGACCTCCTACACACCCACTAACACTTACAAACAAAAAGCCCCCACCTTTCGGCAGGGGCCTTGTTTACCACTTACGTGATAGGGATATTACGGCTTTTTAGGTGACGGCTTAATTCGGGAAGCAGGTTTCAACCCAAGTGCATAGGAAGAAGCAGCTTTCTTTTTTCCCAATACGTTAATTGCTTCAGCGGTTTTACGTTTAGCGTCAGCGGCAACAGACCTCTTGGCTTTGATATTGCTCATGCCCATTGACTGTGCTTGCTTTGTCTTGCGCATAGTATCGGCTTTCATGCCTTTGTCTTTGTTTGGTCCTAACTTTTTCATAGCCATTACTTTTTATTAGCCTTCTTTGCTGCTTTAACGCCAGCACGTTTTGCTTGGTCAACACCACGTTGACTGGTTCGTGTTTTTGTTGCACCAGTCATACCTTGCAAATTGGTATTCAAACCAGCAAGATCGGTTTTTCCACCATAGCCCAAAGCCTTTTTCCGAGGAGCAGACAAATTGTCGTAATAGTAATTAGGGCTACCAGGTTTGTACTTTGATGCACTTGCGTTAGCTTGCTTTTTCTTTTCGGCGGCATTGGCTTTTGCTTTTGCTCCACGATCAGAACCCATTTCCTTTTTCTTCATAGCCATAACTGTGTTTCCTTTGTCTCTAGAGATGTGTTTGGTATACCGTTGCAAACAATAACACACCTGCTACACTCAACACTCACACCCGTCGGGATGACGGCAAACCTAGCGTTAACCACAGGCTGTACACCGGTTGCATGGTGCGGGGCGTAAACAGGGGAACCTGTGTAGATGAACTATTCACTAGTTCAAGCAGCGTGATGAACGACATATCATCAAACAAAGGTGTCGGCTAAATACTTGGCTACGGCGACCTGCTCTAAGGAGCGAACCGTGGGGGGAGCCAACAATCTTTAGCCCACCGGAATAGACATACACACAGTGTGTGAATATCAATCACAACCCCAAACCCAACTCCCAAGGTGGAACCGGCAACCACCCACAGTCACCACAACCCACCACCCAAAGTAGTCACAAAACCACATATCGAGAGCAACCCTAATATGTATATGTATGGGGGGGTGCTCAGGCAGATCCCCCCTTGCTTGTTTCGGTCGAATGCCCGTCGAGCCTGGTACTTGTGGCGGATCGACCACGGACAGTGACGACTACCGAACGTGAACCACCCCCCACCCACCGTGAACACTTATTACCGACGGGTAAGTTACCAATGAGTAAGGATCTAGGGGTGCCGCCTATCGTTGGGGGTGCTCGAGTGCCAGGGGTTCGGGGTGCCCGGCCGATGGTGGCGACTCGAGTGGGTCCCCGGCATGGTTCGTCGAGTGTCGAGGTCGACTCGAGTGGGGCTCGGGGTGTATGACTTGCGATCGTCGAGTGGAGGTGGTACCCTCGGTGTATCGGGTTCGCTTGTGGGTTCGATACGTGCAGCGGTGTACGTCGATTAGTTAGGGGTTTATTCATGTTTTATTCGGTAAAGGTGCCGCGAGTGTTCTTCGAGGATCATTCCTCGAGGTGCTTGAGTCGGTCAGTCGAGACGCGCTCGACTAGTCGAGGGGTCGTCGTCGATCTCGAGGGGCGTGAGGTGGCCGACCTTTTGAGTGATGCCGATTATTGGTCGACCGAGTGGGTCGGGTATGACTCGCCATCGGCGCTCGGGCTCGGCTCGAGTGCTCGAGCAACGGTCAAGGCCATTCGTCGACAATTCGACGCGGAGACGCTCGAGCAATTCAATCGTGAGTGGACGGAATTTGATCGGGTGGCTCGAGCATGAGCGGCACGACGTGGGCGTGTGAGATCATTGCGGGCGTCAATTGGTCGGGCGACTTTCCCGAGTACTGCCAATGGTCGCCAGGATGCCCTGAGATGCCGCGTTACGCGGTGTCTCACCCGATCCTCAAGTGGGTTCCGACGTGTGTCGAGTGTGTCGACGGCGGTCGATGCGGCAACGTTCGCAAGGTTCGCCACGATGAGTACGTGCCAGGAATCGAATCATGAGCGCGGCACTAAGCAACATCGAGCAAGCGGGCACCCTGTACTACTCGACGGGGTGGAGGGTCGAGCCCGAGTCGATGCGCGGGCACTTTTATTTGGACGGTCACAAGGTGATCGCTCGAAAGTATCGGGGCCGCAATAGTTACTACCTCACCGACGCTCGATCGGTGATCATGTTCGAATCAACAACTAAGGAGGGCAATTCGTGAGTGATTTATTCGATAACGATCCGTCGGTGGATGGATCATGGAGCGCGGCCGATATGCGGGCCAGGGTGCTCGAGGTCATGCAAAAGGGCATCGACGACGGTGAGGGGCTCGACGGTCGGGCACTCGAATTAGTCATGGTCATGCATGATTTACCAGGCGAGAATTTTACCGACGGCGAATGTCTCGACCTCATCGGCATCGTCATCGACGCCTGGCGGGCGCTCGACCTTTAAAGGTTCGCCAATGTGGCCCCGTTCGGGGGCGTGAGCGTCATGGCTCGACATTGGCACGACGTTCGAGGTAGTCTCGAGCATCACGGGCCCGCGGGGGTTCGTTTACTAGTTAGGGGTTGAATATGCAAAGTGTCACCATTGGCAAGCGGGTCCCGAATCTATCGGTGGCCCTCGAATCATGCTCGACGGGCATGGGGCGGGCGCTCGAGGATCTCGACCGCGAATCGTTGCGGGCCGCTCGGATCACGTGGGCGGCGTTTCGTGAGCGTCACGGGTTCAAGTACGACGCGCCGAAACTACTCACCTACCCATCGAGCCAGGCGAAACTCGGCAAGAGTGAGCAATTCACGGTCGGGCTCACGTTGCAACACGCCGCGGTCGCGGGCGTCGAAACGTGCCCATGGCGGGGTGAGTGTGCCCGTGTGTGTGTACTCGATAACGGGAACGGCCGCTACGCGAACACGCAAAAGGGCCGCAACGTGAAAACGTTATTTTTATATGAGCACCCCGAAGAATTCACGCGGTTACTCGCTCACGAATTGCGCGGACTCTCCGCCACCTATGAACGGGTGCTAGTCCGTTTAAACGTTAATTCGGATCTGAGGTGGTATCGAATTTTGCCCGCATTGGTCGACGGGTCGACGTTCGGCAATGTCTTCTTCTACGACTACACGAAAAATGCCGCGGTGCTCAGTGGCTCGGGCATGGTCGCCGCCAACTATCGCGCGGTTTACTCGGTGAACGAATCGAGCGACCTCGACAAGGTGGCCACGTTCGTGGCACGTGGTGGCACCGCCGCCGTAGTGACCACCCGCAAGAAGAACACGCCGCCGCCGTCGACGTTTATGGGGCTCCCCGTGGTCGATGGTGACTCGACCGATAATCGTTTCGATGAGCGCGGCACGTGGGTCGACCTCGCCGCTAAGGGCAAGGCCAGGGCGTTAATCGGTAAATCTGAATTCGTTCGAGCGATATAGGGGGGGGTGACTAATGATTATCGAAACTTTACAAATCGGCGCGGGCGCGTTGCTCCTATGTTCTCCAATGTGGGGGGCGTACTTGCTCCAGGCCTGGCTCGACCGCCGACCGACACTCGAGCAGCGCCGAGCACACACGCGGGCCCTCGTCAAGCGACGACGGGAGCAGATCAACCGCCGCGGGTGGTAGTAGGTGGCCCGTACCGCGTAGGCGGCAGCACGTTCACGACGTGCACGGGCGCGATCTAGGCAATACCGTCTAGATAATTCAACCTCGGGAGGGGTCATGTTAAATAGGGAAATACTCAATATCGATATGGATATGAAACGGCGTCCGATCTACGACATCGAGCGCGATGTATGGGAAGCGATCGCGGAAGCGCACGGCCTGGACTACGACGACATTGCTGACGGCGACCTCGCCGAGTGGCTTTAGGAGGGGCGGACATGGCAATTTATAGAATCACGCAGGAGTGGACCAACTTTCGAGTGCTCGAGATCGAAGCCGACACGGCTGAGCTGGCCCTGGAAGCGGTCCAAAGTAACGACGAAGGCCTTGAGATCGACGCGGGCTCCGACAACCACTACCACTCGGTGTCAGTAATGGACCCACAATCGGGATACTTCGAGGAGGTCGTATGAGTCTCACCGAATCTACGGCAGTAGTTCACGTGACTACTTGCGATGAATTGCGGGCGCTGCTCATGGCTTACCTATTCGATAGTGAGACGTACACCGATGGGGAGGATCAATGAATTACAGCGAATGGGCAGCCATCGGTCACGCCAACGGATGGCTCGACGTCAGGAGAACGGACTCGAGTACAAGCGTCGACGGTGCTAAAGCGGTAACGATTCGTGCGGGTTCGCATCGAACGAAACTCCTGGAGGTTTACGCGCTGTATGGCAACGCCATGACCGACGAAGCAGCGGGCATACTGTCGGGGCTACACGCCAAGAACGCGGGCTACTGGAAGCGGTGCAGCGAACTGCGCCGCGCTGGGTTCATCATTGCGACGGGCGAGACTGCGCTCTCTTCAAATGGTTCGATGCAGCAATGCTGTCGGATCACTGACTCTGGCCGCAAGGCACTGGAACCGCTGTCATGAGGTGGCGCAGGCTGGCACGTATCACCGTGAAGCGCGTCAAGGTTGCGGCATTCGAACGGCAATACAAACCGTCATCCGATCGTTGGGTTCTGGTTCGCGATAACGACGGGCGCATATGGGCCGGACCGTACCGGTGGCAAGGACACACGTTCACGAAAGCTGACCGGTATTGGTATCAATTCAACAACGTTGAGAGCGCTCACGCAGCCATCAGAGGCCATGAGTTCGTTGGAGTTACAGCGAAGCAGATAGTTTAATAGAGGTAAGGCAACGCTTAAACGCTTGCGGGGTACCTACCCGTGACCGTGTTGCCACCATCGGGATCGCCTCCCCTCTCTACCCCGAAGGGTTGAGGCGGTCCCTTTTATTTTCTCCAACCCAGGTTGGTGGCCCGCCACACAGCACACGATGAGTTCGCTTCGCAACCGTTCTTGGTTTGCAAATCGTCGTACAGACGGACACCGTGGAAGCATGGCTCTTCGCCATCAAATAGTTCTTCGTCTTCGGATGCCGTCGTTGGAATCCCATCGTGTATCACGCATACCGGAGGCGAACAGTATCCGCGGTCGTATCCATCTTTAATCCATTCGTCGAATGTCATTTTACTCTCACCATTTCTACGGGTTTATGTTTGTTGCTGCACGTTGGGGGTTGCTTTAGTTGGACATGGGTGACGACTCGCTGCCGGCAACTTGTGCAGGCCCAGTGTTCACCTTTCATGCGGCTTGTCGGCATTTACAGGGCTTCACATATGTGTAGGTTCTACCCATGTATGTCGTCGTGTAAAAGGTTTCAACACCGTCAATAACTTTCCGGCCCATGTCCCAACCACTGAGTCCGCATGAGTCGCAACCAAAAGCGCTATCGGAAACGCCGCGCAGACTGCGGAACATTCGTTTCACTTCACCCAATGAGCCTGGGAATCTGTCCAAGCCTTCGCACATTTTAAGTACGGCTTTTCCGTCTTCTTCTGTTGCGTCTAGTAGTAGATCGTCTTTAGTCCACGAAGACTTCAATGTGTTTCTTGCGATGTTCGTTGTTGGGAACAGGCCGCATAGTCGGTCAATAAATAGTTCAATATGTACAGGCTTCATGTTTCCCCTCGGTTGTTATTAAAGTTCTATTCCTTGTGCGATATGGTTTCGCAGTCTGGAGATAACTGATTCGGCTTGCTTCAGCGATAGCCGGCAAGCTTCTAGTTCAACGTGAAGCGAGTCAGCTGCATCCTTCAACCGGTCGCGCTCATCGCGCAACACTTCGTTCGCTATTTGCATAGCGTCCACACGATCCTTGTATTGCTCTAACTCAAATTCGATTGGTGTCTCTATACTCACGACGCAATGCCTTCCTCTGTAGTGGTGTTGTACCAGCCCATATCCCTGACTTTATGTTGTTTTCTACAGCAAAGTCAAGACATTCTTTTTGCACCTTGCAAGTAAAGCAAACGGTTCGTGCTTCGGCGAGCTTGATTATGTTGATTGCCTTTTCTTCCTCAACTAGAAAGAACAGTTCTGGGCCTGCTCCTCGACACGCTGCTTCCTCCACAAAAGCGAACTGCTTGTTGACCAGACTGTAGTAGTCCTCGGCTGCCGACATCTCTTCTCCCTCGTAATCATCTTGATATTCGTCTATAAATTCCAATGCCTTAGCCCGCCGTTCCTGTAGAGATATCGGGCAACAGCAAGGTTGCACCGCACATCAAACAGTACCGACAGATCGCCTCGTTGTGAAGCACATTCTTTAGCCGTGACCGTGACCCACCCACTATTTATCTGGACCAAGCCCCTATCTTGTGTGCCGTTACGGTTCAGGGTTTTGTTGTGGGCCAACGGGTTGCATCGGCTTTCCCTGTATGCGATGTAAGAGAACGTTTCAACGGGCAGACCGAACTCTGCGAACTGCTCCTCCCATTGGGGGCAACGCTTCGTTTTATCTGCCGGCACACCCTCTGGAACCACCTCAACAGGTAGCACCAGAACCTTCTCAGACAAGCGGAGAGCCTCCGAGAGAGGCGATGCTGACGGATTCACAGGGTTGGCAGGGGCTTCAGCAGCATGAACCATACTGCCGAAGGTAATAATCCCTACTAGAGAAACGGCAAATAGCCGTATAACTGATCTCATCGGTCCTCCAAGACTAGCAAATTTTGTGGATTGCTTATGAAATAAGGGAAACCAGTTCCGCAAACTCATTCAATGTCATTAACACGATACCGTCACTACTGCCATCAGGCATAGCGATCATCGCGAAAGGTCGTATGTCACCCAACGACTTTGATGCTTCAGATTGTAAACGAGCCTGGTTGAAACGAGTAGCGATCGGACCCACCTGTGCGCCCGCTTTAACTTCGACCCGAAACATTCCGCCCCAATGCTCTTCGTGTCTAGTGCCTGCATTACCTGTCGCACTGAGTCCAAGTTTTTTCCTAGCACGTCTAGCTTTGCTATCACCCTTAGTTCGTGACCGCTTTCCACGAGCAACAGGGTCGTTACATCCTTTGACCCGTCGCTTACCGTCACGAGCTTCACGTCCAAGAGTCCCGAACTTAGGACATCCATCGACAGTACATTTTTCTTTGTTGCCTTCACAGTAATCCTTTCTGTTCTGTTCCAGTGCCGTCACAGCAGGTTCAAATCGTCGTCGTCTTCGCCTTCAAGTTCATACAGCAGGCAAAGTTCGGCAGCTTTATTGATTGCGAACTTGTCGTTCTCGTGGTGTCCCTGCATAAACATCAGGGCTACTTCACGCCACTTCTGATACTCGTCATACATCTTTTGGAATTCTTCGTTGGTAAAGAACACCTTAGATTTAGGTTTGATGGTGACCTGATCACCCGATATTGAGATGTCAAAGTCCATGACTACGCCTTCAGGATCGTGATGAGTTCCGAGATTTCTGACTTGGTTAACTCTTCCAACGATCCGATGATGCGGCCTGATGAGTCCGATGCCATTGACAGTTGATCTGCTTTGGTTGCGAGTCCCTTGCCTGAAGCCAACGCTCTGAACATACCGATCTGTTTCGGTGTTGCCGGTGCGCCAGGTTCCTTGATCTGTGGTGAACCGTTCGCTGGATGGTTCGCTTTAGATTCTGCTACCACTTCTTCAGCAGAGAACATATTGATTACCAACGCGACTGCTTCCTCTGTGGTTTTGAACTGAGGGTTGAAGTCGTCCATCACTTCTGGTTCGGTGTCATTGAACGATGATGCCAACTCTTTTGCTTTAGTGAACGCTTCACGCAACGCTGGCATCTGCGATTCTTTCAGGTCTGCTAGGTCAAGCTTGGCTGACTTTGCAATCTGTTCATGGTTTAATCCTGCTGTCTTACAGGCATCCACGAAACGCTTGATGTTGTCCATTGACACCAGCGGATCAGTCGGCTTGGCTGGCTCGACTTTTGCTACTGGCGCAGGCTTGGCTACAGAAGTTGATGGGGTGTGCGAAACATCTTCCCATTCCTGCTTAGTCCACAATGCGAGACACACACCGAAGCGCATTGCAGCGTTACGAATGAAGTCTGAGATTAGTTCTTTGAGTAGGTCAGGCTTGTTGTGCATGACTGAGCCAACACCTAAGCGACGTACGCCGAGGATGGTTAGCCAGCCTGCCATGTGTGCCATGCCGTTCTCAACACGGTAAGCCGGCAATCCGTTCGCATCAAATGCGGTTGGCTCCCATGTCCATTCAGCGTCAATCTCGATCAACATTTTGGTGACATCAGCGTGACCTACGAAGTCAAGCTGCATCCCACCTTTAGGTAGTTTGCCCACGATCTTTGGATCAGGTACGCCATACTTGCCAATGATTTCTTCTAGTTTCATTACTTTGCTCCTTCGCAGTAATTGATTATTTGTTGTTTGAATTCATCCCATGTGTCGGTGTCAACCCACGATCCGTCTAGCGGATTCAGTTTGCTGAACAGTTCGTAACACGCCATATCTAAACTCTCAGCCTGGGCCACCAAGTTCTCTGCCTCACGGACAAGATCACCAGACAACTCATGCAATTTGAGTGTTGCCATTATCAACTGTTTCTCATCCATTACTTCGCCTCCTTAGCGATGATCCGCATGGTGCGGAAGGTTGTTGTTTTCCTAAACTTCTCTGCCAACGCAGGATGTTCAGCCTCAAACTTCTTGGTATCAAACGATGTGCGCTTGCTGTTCTTCCACGATACGACTTGTGTGCCGTCAATCGCGCCATACTCAGCGTCCTGTAACAGCATTGCCAACTCGCCCTTGATCAAATCCTCAACCAGTTCGGCTTGACGTTTGTCTTCACGAGCCTGCGCTAAACGCTCTAGACTCGCGTACACCTCATGGCCGAGTACGACTGTGTTTCCGTAACCTTCGGGGTAGAGCGAAGCGGCGTTGTCATAGGTGGGATCAGCTATGTCAGGCATCATTCCCATGTCGATGAACCCCAAGAATTTGCGGGCTGCCTCAATGTGGATTTGTTTCTCGTCACTGCTCACGGTCTGTGTATGGAACTGAAGTTGCAGGTCGCTGTCAAATATGATCCAGTTGATTTCGTGACTACCTGTGCATATCGCTTGGTGAACTCCTTGCCAGTACCAGGTTCGGGAAAGTTGTCCCGTCCAACGCTTGTTATAGGTTTTGAGTTCATAAAACTTGCCACTGATTGAGCGACCGTCCATCGTTGCCAGCAGGCGGACACCAGGTTCTTCGTAGCAATACAGTTCTGATGGTTCGCTGATGGTTTCTTTGAGGATTTCTCCTGCCCAACCCATGAGTGGGGCTTCAAGGATTGTGCCTCGACGCATCGCATCGTTCTGTTCTTTTGGTACAGGGGGTGTGTCTGCCAAAAGTTCTACCGCATAGTCAGCCGGTGTGGTGTATTTGTGTTCTCCGTGGATCGCTGCAGCTTGTGAGCCGGTGATCCGTTTCTCCAACTTTTCGTTCCAGAACCGCTGGTTCAGCCATGCCTGACTGCTGTGTGGTTCCTTTGGGACTGTATATATTTTCTGCATTATTCCTCCTATGGTTTGTGCAGGTATTTCTAATCTATGGGTGTTACATAGTTAAAGTCAAGTCAATCGCTTTCATGTCTCTAACCATTGCGACAGGGATATGTATAGCGTGGATGCCTTCTTCTTTGCAAATCGTTTGCCATACGGTGACGTGCTTCTCTTTGGAACCTGGTTCCCCGATTGGGATTAGGAAGCCTACGGTGTCAACGAGACATTCACCATCGTCCTCGTAATCTTCCATGTTCAACCAGCCACCTTCGGACAAATGGGTGTCAGCCCACAGGACATAGACGACGGTTCTACTCTTCAAAGTCATCGGGCTTTTCTCCACATTCGGGCGGGCGGGGGATCACCCCACGATATACGCATGGGCATAAACGTGCGTCTTTCATAGG